ACTTTAAAAGAATCAGCCGCAAGGCTTATAAAACTTATAATTGATTGATTACTAATTTGTTAATTGTTGATGTGTATATCAGGGCTGGCATTTGAACCAGCCCTTTTTTATTTAAAAGATTACCCCTTGCGTTTTCGCATAATCCACGACCGCCCTTGCATGAGACAAAGCCAACGTATTTTGAAAAACTGGGTCAAACATCATTAAAGCATCGTGGTAATTTGTAAAGAATCCATTTTCGCTGAGTACCGCTGGCATATTTGTTTGGGTAATAACAAAGAAACTTTCTTCTTTGTCCTTATCGCCGTCCGTGGTATCCATGCGATAAACCCATTTTGGGAAAGCCTCCTGAACCTCGTTAAAAAGAAATTCCGCGTAAATATCAGACCTTGTTTTCCCTTTACTCGTGAACACCTCAAAACCCCTTGCATTGGGCGAAGCCGCCGCGTTGCCGTGGATGCTTAGGTATAACGAATCTTCGTAATTTTTGGCGTTGATATTTGCCTTTGCCACGCGCTTTGCCAAAGTTAAATCCAAGACAGGATCGTAAACGCGAACCACGGGAAAACCCCAATCAATTAAATACTGCTCAATCTTTGCCGCAACGTCTCGGTTGAACACGCCTTCAAAGAACCACCCGTAACCGTGGAACTTTGCATTGTTATGCTGAGCGCACTTGGAAGGATACGTGGTATAATTGTAAGGTAATTTTTTCTTTGCGTCAATTCCTCCATGACCTGCGTCGATGAATATACAAAATTTAGATGCTTTCATATTTTGATATTTTTAAGGGCGATGCAAGTCAATGCACCGCCCCGTAAAACGCATAAGGTAGCGATTCTTGCTGCGCCTATAACTTGAATCCGATAAGGGCAAAAGCTGCCGTTATCAAAGATAATTTTGGTGGAACTTTCACCTCAATTTCTTTGCCAGCGCACTCGCGGCTTGTTTCTTTAATCTTATCCCAAATTATTTGAGCAAGTTGAACGTATTCGCGCCAAGTGAATTTCACTTTGTTACCTTCCAAGTGTACATTTATTTCACTTGCAAGCTCAGCAAAGTTCATCGAGTAACAAGCCACGTCACCCATCGGTGACTTTATTCCATCTGCATTTTTCAATGCCTCTTTTAAATTAGTCTGCATGATTATTATTTTAACGATTAAAAAAACGAGTTATTAATACGCCCAAGTTTACACCTGTGATGCGTTTGATATTTTCAGAAATAGAATACAATTCCACCGTTGCGATTAAAAACGCTGCCATATATGTTATATTGAATGGCAGGGAAAACGTATTCCTTGCACCCTCGAATATAAGAATGGCACAAAAATACACCACTATTTTTTCTATTGTGCGGTAAAGTCCTTTGCTATTTATCTTTTGCCCTTCCTTCTTTGCCGCAATGATACCCGTTGCCATGTCAGCGAAAACAACGAAAACCGTGAAAATCAAGAATCCTTTAATCGGTATGAAGAAGGAAAATATCCAGCCGCAACAAATCGCGTATGTTATCTTTTCCCATCCAAGGTGCAAAAAGTTTATTAAGGTTGTTTTCATTATTCCTTTTTTATTAGCCTAACATCATTATCCACGGTTGCAAATTTACCATTTGCAAACTTGTATAAATCATAGCGCACACCGTTAAAGGCAAATGAAATTTGGTTGGTAAATGTGGAGAGTAATAGGTTTGTTGAAATGGAATACACCTTGCCGTTATCAGGATTAAAAATAAATCTGTTGGCATTGTTTAACTGTATTTCACCCAGAATATTTTCCCCATTAAATACCAATGTCCAATTTCCAACCATGTTTATAGAATCTCGTTTAGCCGTTGAAACATAAATACTTTTACCGCTTACCTGTTGGTGAAGGTTGCTAAAATATTGCACTCTTTTTTTGTACTTGCCGCCTGTTATTATTTTGGCTGCATAAATAGCAATGGCATTGACCTGCTTTTCAGCATCATAAACAAATGTCTGCAATGCTTGTAAAGAATCACCAAGTAATTGTTTATTTATATTTCCTGTGCTATCACTAAAAGTAGTAATACTAACAATATAATATAAATTGCCTTGCTTTTCAATGTAAACCGTGTCGGTTATAACTTCTTGCGAATAGGCAAACAAAGGAAGAAAAATAAAGAAAAGTATTTTTTTCATGTTATTTGTTTTCAAGAATTAATAATCTTTGTTGCAATGATTTTATAAAACCTTGTTGCTCCTGAATAGCTTTTGTTAAAATAGGGATTAAATATTGATAATAAACGGAGAAAGGTGTTTCCCACGAAATGGCTTCGGGAATAATAAGCCCAATGTCTTGAGCAATAAAACCAAGTGATTTATTTTCTTCGTTTAAATAGTTATATGCAACTGGTTCAAATTGCATAACCTCGTTTATGCCATAATTTATAGGAGTTATATTTTCCTTTGCGTCAATGTCTGACCTTGTTGTGTAACCAACTGCTGTAACTCTGCCACCGACAAAGAGGCTGTCTTGTTTAAAAGTTGTGCCAATATTTACCCTGTAATTTGTTTGAGCTGAATCCACACCAACAGATAAACGGCCTGCAATGTAGGCACCGCCTGCGCTAAAAGATTGCATAAAATATTGAGATACATTATTACTAACATTATTTGCAACATAAACAAATCTACCTGTTGGGTCAACATTTACACTATGTGGTTGTGTTCCTGTTGTAAAATCTGTTTTTGTGTTTAATGTACCATTAGTTTGATTTATAACAAACATTGATACAGTATTTGAACCATTATTTGCAACATAAACAAATCTTCCTGTTGGGTCAACGTTTACGGAAATTGGAGATGCTCCTGTTGTAAAATCTGTTTTTGTACTTAATGTACCATCAGTTTGATTTATAACATACATGGATACAGTACTTGGATTAATGTTTACTACATAAACAAATCTTCCTGTTGGGTCAACAGTTAAGTAACGTGGGTCTGTATTTGTGTTATAATCTGTTTTTGCGCTTAAAGTACCATTCGATTGATTTATAACAAACATGGATACAGTATTACTAATACGATTTGCAACATAAACAAATCTACCTGTTGGGTCAACACTTACGCTACGAGGGTCTGTTCCTGTCGTAAAATCTGTTTTTGTACTTAATGTACCATTTGTTTGATTTATAACAAACATGGATACAGTATTACTAATACGATTTGCAACATAAACAAATCTTCCTGTTGGGTCAACGTTTACGGAAAATGGTTCTGTTCCTGTGTTATAATCTGTTTTTGCGCTTAAAGTACCATCCGATTGATTTATAACAAACATGGATACAGTATTACTAATACGATTTGCAACATAAACAAATCTACCTGTTGGGTCAACACTTACGCTACGAGGGTCTGTTCCTGTCGTAAAATCTGTTTTTGTACTTAATGTACCATTTGTTTGATTTATAACAAACATGGATACATTGTTAGTAGTTTGATTTGCCACATAAACAAATCTTCCTGTTGGGTCAACGGTTAGAGAAAATGGAGATGTTCCTGTTGTATAATCTGTTTTTGTACTAAGCACCCCAGTTCCACCGCCTACCATGCCACTCGGCTGCACTGTTTTTTTGGCAAAGCTAACAATTGATAAAGCCGTGTCAACAAAGTGCATTGCATTAGTAGAAATAAGTCTGTTATTAAATGTCTTAGTACCATTTACTGTTTGCGCTCCATACGTATTAACGTAATTAAAAGAAGTTGTATCAGATTGTCTAAGATTAATTCTTGTCCAAGCATTGTTAACCGCCTTTTTATATTGCCAAATGATATTCGTATTTGTATCAAGTAAAATATACGCCATGGTATCCACGGAAGGCTTGCGCGTGGTATCAGCCGCTAAGCCCCGATACACCAGCCCATCTGCCGTCGTTTGTTCACCAAGTGTTATCTTTTGTCCTGCATTGCCCGGGTACTGTGCCCATGCAAGGCAAGGCAAAAGGAAAAGGAAAAGGGAAAGAAGTTGTTTCATGTTTATTTTTTTGTTATTTACAATGCGCTTCCTGTTGAAATAATATACCAATTTGTGCCGTTGCTTTGTACGGTTATCCATCGCTTGGCAGCAATAGAAGATTCAGCCGCACTGTTTATTCCTAATGGTCTTGCATTTGAATAAGAGCCACTTGTATTTAAAACAATGCTTTGGTCTGACCTCAAATTTGTAATTGTTAAAATCCTTCCAACTGTAAAGCCAGATACGTCCGCTGGGTCAGGAAGCAAAATATAAGCAGTGCCAGATGAACAGTTATTTACATAATTGCCAGTGCTTGTTCCGATTAAATTTGGCGATCCTGAAGAACCGCAATTTGTGGATATTGTAATTGGACTTGAAAATGTACCGTTGTTTTTTATTGCACCTAACCTAACATCGCTACTTGACATATTAACAGTTGTACCACTTTCTGATATATTACTTCTTTGTATTCCATTTCCAATATTATCACTAAATTTTACTAAGTAATCTTGCAATGGGTCAGTAACCGATAATGTTTTGTAATTTGGAATATTTAAAGTTTTATTTATTAATGTTGCGGCGTTACTTGTGCCAAATGTTGTTAATTTTATAGTATCTGCTAAATTTAATTTAGCCGCAAATCTGGAAGTTAAGTTTAAAGAAGTTGTATCAGCATCTCGAAAGTAAGGTAATAACATACTTGTCGTGTCAGCCTTTCTCAAATAAGGCATAAGCATTGAAGTTGTATCGGCACTCGTTAAAACATTGTTACCATTTTCGGTTATATCACCAGTTACCGCAAGTGTGCTTGACAATGTGGCTGCGCCTGTTACGCCAAGTGTGCCGTTTACATCAAGTTTATATGAGGGTGTATCATCATTAATACCAATATCTCCATTGTAATTAATGTAAAGCCTATTTGTATTTTTTGAACCAGAACCTGAAGTATATAAAGCAAGTGAATTATATCTAATATCTCCGCCTTGATGTGCATAATTTCTCATTCCGCTTCCAAAAGTAGAATATTCGCCTGCAAATAATTTATTAGCTAAAAAAACATTTGCTGAGCTTCCAATTAAATTTGAATCAGGAAAAACCATTATTGTTCCACCTCGAAAAGCAGATGAAATATTGGTTAAATTTTCGCCTATTCCAACATCAAAAGGAATGTAAGTTGTTTTTGCAAATGTGTTTAAATACTTTGCGTATAAATCGCCTGTCAATGTTCCCCCTGTCAATGGCAAATAAGTTGATGCCGCTGTACCTGTTGTTAAATAAGTTGAATTATCATACGATATACTTGTGCTACTTGCTTTGACAAAGCCAGTGCCGCTTAATGTGTTTTGCTTTGCCGCAAATCTTGATGTGAGGTTTAATTGAGATGTGTCAGCATCTCGAAAGTAAGGTGTAAGCATCGAAGCCGTGTCGCTTATATTTAATTTAGCCGCAAATCTGGAAGTTAAATTTAATAATGATGTGTCAGCTCTCCTTAAATATTTGGATAGCATTAAAGTTGTATCAGCCTTCCGAAGGTATGGCACTAACATATTTAAGGTGTCCGATAAATTTAATTTAGCCGCAAATCTGGAAGTTAAATTTAATAATGATGTGTCAGCATCTCGAAAGTAAGGTGTAAGCATCGAAGCGGTATCGCTTATGTTTACCTTTAAATTCAACGCCGTTTGCGTTGCCGTTGATATTGGTTTATTTGCATCCGAAGTATTATCCACATTACCCAATCCAACCATACTTTTCGTTATCCCCGAAACCGTTCCCGTAAACGTGGGACTTGCCAATGGTGCAACTGTGGTAAAATCAACTGCCACTGTACCCGTGGTTGTTATAGTTCCACCCGTTAACCCTGTTCCTGCCGTGACACCTGTTACCCCTTGTAAATCGGTAAACGTTGGCGCAAATGTTCCCCCGTCATATTGGGTCAAAGTTAACGTCTTCGTATTTGTTCCCGTGAATTGAGCGTTGGTTATTTTATCATTGAACGCGACATTCCAATTGCTTGAATTATTTGCAATGCTTGAAGCCCACGCGCTACCCGTGCTTACCGCGATACCTGCCTCAGGATAAACGGGATTTGGAAACACGCCCGTGCCAACCGAACCAATGCCAGAAACAGTGACCACCGTGTAATTAGCACCTACTTTGAAGGAGTTGGAAACAATGGTAATTTTATTCGTATCCGTCAAATTATATTGGTCATTGATAAGCAACTGACCATTTCTAAACACTAAAATATATTGTTTTAATTGAATGGGAAATTTGGGCGTAATTGTCCAAGTTAAAACGCTTATTGTGGCTGGTGCGTATTCCTGTTTTAATATTTTAATGGTATCATTCCCGATGGCAACGTCAACAATGCTATCTCTTATTCTCGAAAATACAACGGCTGAATCAAGTAACAAAGTACCCGTCGCGGTAATTGTTCCACCGCTCAGCCCGTAGCCCGTGGCAACACTTGTAACCGTGCCAGTGCCTTTAGCATCTATTCTATTGGAAAGGGAAGCCGTGTCGGCTGCGTTTAATTTCAATGCAAATCTTGAATTTAGGTTCAATAAACTTGTATCAGCATCCTTAAAGTAAGGCGCAAGCATTGATAAGGTATCCAAAATATTTAATTTACTATTTATACGCGTGTTGTAATTTGATAACATCGCCGCCGTGTCGCTTATGTTTAACTTTGTCGCAAGCCTTGAAGTAAGATTTAATAAAGACGTATCCGTCAACTCCATTAAAACAGAAAGGTCAGCCGAAACCGTTCCCGTGGTTGTAATCGGATTTGGCGAAACAAGGATTCCTGTCCCACCTGAAATAGATGTAAGGCTGCCCGATCCTCCGCCACTTCCTGCACCACCGCCACGTGGAAAAATTACCGTGTAATTATCATTGACTTTGAATGATGAAGTTGCTATAATTACGCTTGTTGACGTTGGTATCGTATATTGCGAAGGCAATAAGATTTGTCCGTTGCGATATACTTGAACAACGTTAACTCCCCCAGGTATCAAAGTGTCGCTTTGTGTCCAAGTCAAAGTTGAGGATGAAACATTTGTAAAATCCTGTCTTGCATATAACCTTCCCGTTGTATCTGCGTATTCTTTGGTTGCGTAGTTGGCTAACATGGAAGCCGTGTCACTAACCAAAAGAGCAGCCGTTGTGTCGCGCCATAATCCACCTGAATAATATAAAGAAGCCTTTTCCACTGGTGATGAAATAGAAACGTCGTGAAGCTCGTTCAATTTATAGCCCGATGCTACGCGTATGGCTATTGTCCCATTGTTTGAAGAACTATTAATACAAAAGCCAATAGGCATATCAAGATTAGGTGCAACGGGTTCAACGTCCGTCCAAACACCTGCCACTGTTGGCGAAGGGTAAAGAATTGCACCAGCCGCAAAGGTATCAGTGTTAACTTGTCTTATTTTGCCAAATGAAATAACGTACCCATCTTCACCATCGGTTAAATCATGTGCCGTTATTCCTAATAAATACTTTGCATCTATTGAGCCGTTGGAGATAAACTTATCAACGGTTATTCGCCCACTTGCTCCCACCGTGCCATTTGCATATACAAGGCTACCTTTTGTTATGGTTGATCCTGTTTGATTCTTAACAAGCCAAAAGTTTTTAAATCCAATTTCATTGGGTACATTGTCATTTAATCCAAGCACCACCGTTGCTAAATCACTGTCCCAACGCATTTTTGCCGTGTCGACATTGTTCGTAGGAACATTCACATTGAAAAACAATGAATCAACGGGTTGAGTAAAAGCCGCACCGCCTACCAAGTTCCAAACATTGGATGTAAAATCAAACGTATAAAATTTAAGGTTAATCGTATCAAGAATAACCCATGCGTTTTGGTTGTTTATCGGTTGAATGGAAGCCGTGTCGGAAATTGAACCACGCCAAACCAAGCCGTCGCCCGTGGTCTGGAAACCTAATCTTTGTTTGTTTAATGTGTTTGGGAATTGGGCAAAAAGGCTGAGGGAAAGGAATAAAAAAAGAATTGAAGGCAAAGTTTTTTTGCCTCCAATCTTCTTGATTATACTACTCCCCAGTTTAAGCAATACTTGTTCCACCAATATTTCACCAACGCGCCCCAATGTTTTTATAAACCGCCTTTCTTTCTTTGGTTTTATTTCACTCATAGTACTATTCCAATCGTGTTATAAATATCAAATATTTCTTCATCCTCATTACAAGTTGCCTCAGGGCAACCAATGGCACTTGGAACAAAGCCTATTAAATTGGTTGCGCAAGTGCACAAATAATCCTTAATCCTTTTCTTCTTTACTCCCAATCTTTGAAGCATGGTGTCTTGATAAAATTTCAATCCATCAACCCCCACGTTTTGCCCGTACTCGTTATCCAATGTATATAAGCCATTTGTACCAAGTTGCATTACCATGTATGGAGCTGCCTCGTATAACACGGCGTTGGCGCAAAAGGATTTTAAATGATCATTCCATAACGCTTGATAAGCCGTGGACGTGAAGGCTGTTGAACTTCCTTTGTCCGCAACAAGGGCATCGTAAAATGATACGCCAATCGCTGGGACAATCCATTGAAATTCTGCATCTTGAATATGAGGGCTTATAAGGCTTTTATCAATCCTTATATCTGCTGGCGTTGGTCTTGCAACCCCACCGCTTATAACCTCAGACGGTTGTATTAATTGGCTCATTTGTTTCGATTGGTGAATAACCTAATATCTCCCTCTTTTCATCTTGCGTCAAATTATCCTCAATCGCAATTTCACCCATGAATGACACGGGCAAAGTGTTTGAAATAGAAAATTGAACGTCTTTAAAGGCTGGGTTATAAAGCCCAATTTCGGCTAAATAAGGATTTATAATTTTAGATAACATCAAGTTTTGGCGCGGCTTAATCACCGTACTTTGCAAATATTCCATTTCTTGTCTTATCTGTTGATTGCTGCCAAGTTGCCCCGCCGTGGCGAAGCCTGCAAGTGACTTGCTCCACCTGTTAGCCACGACAATGGCTGAGGCTGCCAAGTTTTGCAAGTTTAAAAATTCGCCCTCGCTTTCTTTGGAGGTGGGAATCCAATTTGCTTTTAATTTTTCGTCCCTAAGAACTTGAACAAATAACTTATGATTATTTCCCATTCCCGTGAACTTGCTTTCTATGCCTTCAACCAATTTCTTTGCCTGGTCGGGCGTAATTGAGCCGAAGAATTGCATCACCCCAGAAGGCATGAAACCATTTTCAAATTTACTTGTATTAAATCTTTGAATGCGATATTCAATCTCAGCCCACATTTTCGCGCCAATCCACTCAGGTAAACCAAAGTAAAAATAGCCTGCCGCGTATTGCTTCACATGAACAACGCTTCTTTGCGTTCCGTCTTCAAATTTCTTAAAGTC